TAATTAGAACATAGACGCGTATAGTCGACGGCCTAGAGACTATGTTCATTAAACTAGGAGGATATAATCATGGCAAAAACTACATTTCAAGGACCAGTAAAGTCTATTAATGGTTTTCAAGGTGTTGGAACTGGAAACTCTGTATCAATTGCAGCCGGTTCAACTTCTTTAACTGTTGATTCACACGCTGGTAGAATGTTGTACCACAATGTTGCTGGTGCAGCTACTTTGACTTTACCTGCAATTAACTCGTCATCTGATTCAGGTGTTGCGGGTCCAGGTAACGATCCAAACTCAGCAAACAATTTAGGTGCTTCTTTTGAGATATACATTGGAACAACTAAAACTGGCAGCTTTATTTTACAAGTTGCTAATGCTGATGATACAATGACTGGTAACGCAATCATTGTTGATACGGATACAAACGATAACGCTGAAGGTTTTATGACTGCAGCTGCTTCAGATACTATTACTTTAAATGGTAGTACAACTGGAGGATTGGCTGGATCAATTGTAACTTGTAAAGCGATTGGTGCAAATAGATGGGGTGTTCAAGTGAACACAGGTGGAACTGGTGATGCAGCCACACCATTTAGTGCAGCAGTAAGTTAATAAGTAAATAATTAATGTGGGGCTTCGGCCCCACATTTAATTTAACGGAGAATATAAAATTATGAAGAGTGATGTAAAAGCAGTTAGAGTTACAGGAACTGGAGTAGTATTTGCAGGAAGGACTAGATTAAGAGGGATGATTTTAGCCTCTGATGGTTCTGGAGCAGGATCAGTTACTTTGCAAGATAACACAGATAGTACAACTTTATTTCAAGGAGATTGTCCTGAAGGTGATGTCTTTGCATTTAATTTAGCTGAAGATGGAATTTTATTTCCAGGTGGAATGAAAGTTTCTGCAATAGCTAACTTAGTGGGTGCTACATTTATAATAGATAAATAGGAGTTTAAATGGCTAACACAACTTCGGGAACAGTTATATTTGATAAAAATTTTTCTATTGATGAGATAATAGAGGAAGCTTATGAAAGAATTGGTTTTCAAGGTGTATCAGGTTACCAATTAAAAACAGCTAGAAGATCTTTAAATATTCTTTTTCAAGAGTGGGGAAATAGAGGATTACATTATTGGCAAATAGCAAATAATGATATTACTTTAGTCGCTGATCAAGCAGTGTATACAATGTTTAGATCTACAGGAGATGGCACGTCAGATGCTACTGCTGTTTATGGTGTGGATGATATTTTAGAAGCTGTATATAGAAATTCTTCAAATGTTGATACGCCACTTACAAAAATAAATAGATCTACTTATCAAGCTTTATCAAATAAAACATCTACAGGGACTCCAACACAATATTATGTTCAAAGATTTATAGATAAAGTAACTATAACTTTATACTTAACACCAGGTTCATCTGAAGCTGGCAATAAATTAAATTATTATTATGTAAAAAGAATTCAAGATGTTGGTGATTATACCAATGCAACAGATGTTCCATATAGATTTGTGCCTTGTATGGCTTCAGGTTTAGCTTTTTATTTATCTCAAAAATATGCACCAGAAAGAGTGCAAGCTATGAAATTATATTATGAAGACGAATTACAAAGAGCTTTAGCAGAAGACGGATCTTCTTCTAGTGCTTACATAACACCAAAAGTTTATTACCCAGGAACATAATGTCAAAATTATCAAGTGGAAAATACGCAAAAGCAATATCAGATAGATCTGGTATGGAGTTTCCATATAATGAAATGGTAAAAGAATGGAATGGATCCTTTGTCCACATTTCTGAATTTGAGGCTAAACAACCACAGTTAGAACCAACTAGATATACAGGCGATCCTCAAGGTTTAAGAAACGCTAGACCTGACAGAACAGAACCTGCAACACAAAATTTATTACCATCTAATCCGTTTAGTTTAACTTCAGGATCTTCAAGCGTAACAGTTACAGAGCCTAATCATGGTAGATCAAATAGTGACACTGTTAGATTTAGAAATGTTGATGGTAGTCCAGGAGGATTAACATATACAGTATTTGAAAATTCATCAGGATTTAGTATAAGTAGTGTAACAACAAACACGTATGTATTTGATTGTGGATCAAGTGCTACGATAACAGAAACATCAGGAGGGTTGACTGTAACTGCAGGACCAGTTACTCAATTAGCATAATGGCTGGATTAAGTGCATCAGGATTAAAAACACAAATTAGAAGTTATACTGAAACAGATTCTAATGTGTTAACAGATACTGTTTTAGAAAATATTATTTTAAATGCACAATATAGAATATTTAGAGATGTACCTATTGATGCTGATAGAAAGCAACAAACAGGTTCAATGGTTGCAGGTCAAGATCAATTTAACGCTCCAGCAGGTTCTTTATTTGTAAGAAGTATACAAGTTTATGATTCTACATCAGCTGTAACAGGTGCTAATTCATACTTAGAAAAAAAAGATTATACGTATCTACAAGAATATGTGCCTTCTACTGAGTCTGCAAAAAGAGGTAAACCTAAATACTATGCTATGTATGGTGGAGCAACAGGAGAATCTGACACCACTTCAGGGCGTATAGCTTTAGCCCCTACTCCAGATCAAGCATATAAATTTAGAATACATTTTAATTTTATGCCTGTTTTATTAGAAAATAACGATACTAATTATATTAGTCTTAATTTTCCAAATGGGCTATTATATTGTTGTTTATCAGAAACATACACATTTTTAAAAGGTCCTATAGATATGTTGACACTATACGAAAATAAATATAAACAAGAGGTAGAGAAGTTTGCTAGTGAGCAAATTGGTAGAAGAAGAAGAGACGATTATACCGATGGTACAATTAGAATTCCTCTACCTTCTCGAACACCATAATTAAGGAGTAAAATATGGCAATAACATCGGCAGTATGCACAAGTTTTAAAGTAGAACTTTTAAAAGGGGTTCATAATTTTAGCGCATCAGGTGGAAACACTTTTAAAATAGCGTTATATACAAGTTCAGCTTCTTTAGGAGCTAGTACAACAGCGTATTCAACATCAAATGAAATTAGTAACACATCCGGATCAGCTTATACAGCTGCGGGTGCAACGCTTACAAGTGTTGATCCAGCCGCTTCAAGCACTACAGCAGTTTGTGATTTTAGTGACGTAAGTTATACTTCAGCAACTTTTACAGCAAATGGTGCACTAATATACAATGACTCCGCATCAGGTGATCCTGCATGTGTTGTGATTGCTTTTGGTTCAGATAAAACTGTAACATCAGGAACTTTTACAATTCAATTTCCTACAGCAGACGCAAGCAACGCAATCATACGATTAGCATAAGGAGGAAGTCCTTATGGCCAATACTTGGAACCAATCAGGCACAACCTGGAACACTGGTCGTTGGGGCACAACTGATCCCATAGTAACAGGTTGGGGTGCAAAATCTTGGAATGAACCAGGAACTACTTGGAATGATTTAGGAGACCAAGAGGTTGATTTAACAAGTCCTGGTGCAATCACTGCATCTTTAGGCACTGTATCTATCACAACAGAAATTAATAAGGGTTGGGGTCAAGATACTTGGGGTAATGAAACTTGGGGTGAATCAGGAATGTTAGTTGAACTAACAGGACCTGATCCAATACAATCTAACGTATCTGCAAATGCTTGGAATGATGCTTTATGGGGAGAAGGTCAAGGTTGGGGTATATTCTCATTAGCGGTTGCAGATGTAATGGGACTAACAGGTGTATCTTCAACAGGAAGTGTTGGTTCACCTACCATAATTGGTAACGTAAGTTTTTCTATAACAGGAGTTTCAGCTACATCAAATGTTGGTTCAGTTACTATCACTGATCAAGCAATGGGATTAACAGGTCAAGCAATAACATCGGCAGTTGGAAGTTTATCTCCAGCTGATGTAATGGGATTAACAGGGGTTTCTGCAACAGGAAGTGTTGGTAGTATTAGCATTGGATCAAGTCCTGTTATAAATTTAACAGGTCAAGCAATTACATCGGCAGTTGGTAGTTTATCACCTGCAGATGTAATGGGATTAACAGGTGTTTCTGCTACTTTTTCAGTTGGATCTTTATCACCTGCTGACGTAATGGGATTAACAGGTCAACAAGCAACTGCTTCTGTGGCTACATTTGGAACATCGACAGGTTTTGGAATTCAAGCATATCAAGCTGTTGACACCGGATCAAATATCTCATATTCTGATGTTGCAACAGGTTCAAATATAACATATAGTAACGTCGCATAGGAGATAAAAATTATGGCATCAACATACACACCTTTAGGAGTTGAACTTCAAGCAACTGGTGAAAATGCTGGAACGTGGGGAACTAAAACTAATACAAACTTACAAATTTTTGAACAAATATCTGGTGGATTTACACAGCAATCAATAGCAGGTGGAGCACAAAATACTGATTTAGCTGTTTCAGATGGATCAACAGGTGCAGTTTTATCTCACCGAATGATTGAGTTCACAGGAACTATTACAGGAAATCAAGTTGTTAGAATACCAATTGATGTTCAAACTTTTTATTTTTTAAGAAATTCAACATCAGGTGCATACACAGTACAATTTAAATATATAACTGGATCTGGTGATTCATTTACCTTTGCAACAACTGACAAAGGTGATGCTGTTGTATTCGCAACTGCGAACGATGGAACTAATCCAGACATTCTTACGTTACCAAATGGTAATGTTACTACTGCTGGAACACAAACTTTAACAAACAAAACTTTAACTTCACCTAAAATTGGAACTTCAGTTTTAGATACAAACGGAAATCAATTAGCTTTACTTACAGCTACTAGTTCTGCGGTAAATGAGTTTACAATCGCTAACGCTGCAACAGGAAATGATCCAACATTATCTGCAACAGGCGATGATTCAAATATTGATATAGCTATTAAACCAAAAGGAACTGGTGAAACTGTTTTTGGAACAGGAGCAGCGAACGCTACAATAACATCCAGTGGAGCACACGATTTAATATTAGATACTAATTCTGGAACAAACTCCGGAACAATTACAATTACAGATGCAGCTAACGGAGATATAACTATTGCTCCTAACGGAACTGGAGTTGCTAAAGCAGTAGACGCAGGAGATGCTACTGGTGCAATTAAAATTGCAGGAAAAGAAACTATATGGGTTCCAGCGGTTGCCATGTATCCTAACACNACAAGTGGTTGTGCAGATTTAGCACAAACAGAATTATCAAATGGNCCTGAAATAAAAACATTAGATTTTGANAAAGACTCAGATGAGTTTGCACAGTTTGCTGTCGCTTTTCCTAAATCATGGAATGAAGGCACAGTAACTTTTCAAGCATTTTTTACAGCTGCTTCAACAAACACAGGTACAACAGCATTTGTTTTACAAGGTGTTGCATTAGCTGACAATGGAGATTTAAATACTGCATTCGGAACAGCAGTAGGACCAACAGCAAAAGCTATGAGTGGAACATCAAACGATTTAGCAGTTACAGCAGAAAGTGGAGCAGTTACTATTGCAGGCTCGCCTAGCACAGATGAGTACGTTTTCTTTCAAATATCAAGAGACGTATCAGCAGATAGTTTAACAGCTGACGCAAAACTATTAGGGATTAAATTATTCTTTACTACTGATGCTGCTAACGACGCATAATAGGAGGAATACGTGAAAGATTTAAAACCAGGATCTTTTGAAATAAGAGGAAATAAAAAAAGAAACACTAAACCAAAAACTAAAAGTTTTGGTTATCAAGTATTAGGTTTTGGTTCGGGCGGAGCTGGACCAAAATTTGTAGCTGGTACAGGTGGTTGTGTAGCAACATCTGGAGATTTTAAAATTCATACATTTAACAGCCCAGGAACTTTTTGTGTAAGTTGCGCTGGTAGCGTAGGTGGATCAAATTCAGTTGATTATTTAGTAATTGCTGGTGGCGGTAGCGGAGGTGGAGGACCATCTTCAGTTGGCGGCGGAGGCGGCGGAGCAGGTGGCTATAGAGAATCAGGAGGACAAGCTTCGGGTTGTTTCACTGTTTCTCCATTAGGTTCATGCGTTGCTGCTGTTCCAGTATGTGCACAAGGATACCCAGTTACAGTTGGTGGCGGAGGATCTGGTGCACCAGCAAATGGAAATTCAGGATCAAATTCAGTTGCTCTTGGAATAACTTCTGCTGGAGGAGGCGGAGGAGCAGATTATCCTTACCCTGTATGTGGAAATCCAGGTGGATCTGGCGGCGGAACTGGAGGAGGAATTGGTACACCATCACCAGGCCCTGGTATGGTTGGATTAGGAAATCAACCTCCTGTATCACCACCACAAGGGAGCAATGGAGGAGAAGCTCACGGCCCTGGAGGCGGAGGCCAAGCTGGAGCTGGAGGTGGCGGAGCCACACAGGTCGGCGGTAATGGCGGTTCACACGGTGATAACGTTAGAAATGGAGGAGCTGGAGGCACTTCATGTATTACAGCATCTCCCACAGGAAGAGCTGGAGGCGGCGGAGGTGGATCTGGAGTAATTCCAGTAACTGCTGCGGGAAATGGCGGACCTGGAGGCGGCGGAAATGGCGGCGGACAAGCGGGATCAACAAATAAAGGCGGCGGAGGAGGCGGCGGCAATAATGGCGGTCAAGCAGGATCTTCTGGTGGATCTGGCGTAGTAATCATAAGGTACAAATTTCAATAATATGGCACACTTTGCAAAAATATCTGAAGAAAATATAGTATTACAGGTTTTAACACTTGCAGACAAAGACTGTCAAAATGCAGAAGGTGTTGAAACAGAGTCTGTTGGACAAGCTTATTTAGAAACACATAATAATTGGCCTGCAAATTTATGGATTCAAACATCTTATAACACGCAAGCTAATCAACATTTAAATGGTGGCACACCTTTTAGAGGTAATTTTGCTGGTATTGGTGGAACATGGGATTCTGAAAATAACATATTTTGGCATCCAAAACAATATGCAAGTTGGGTAAAAAATACAACAACAGCTTCTTGGGAATCGCCTTTAGGAGCAAAACCTACACTAACAACAGAACAAATTAATGAAAAAAAAGATTATTTGTGGAATGAAACAGGACAATCTTGGGATTTAAAACAATGGAGTGTTGAACAAGGAACTCATATAGACCTTTAATTAAAAATAGTATATATTATAGAAAGAATGAAATACATAAGAGAAAGAATTTTTCCAACTAACATATACATATTGGATGATGTTTTAGATCAAAAAAATATTAACAATATTAAAGACAATGTGTATTTATTGTATAATAAAAATAAATCAGATATTTGGCAATCAAAATCATTACTACACAAAAAACTTGAATATAAAAATTTGTGTAAAAAAATTAAAGATTTAACAAAAATAATTTTTAAAGACCACAACTATTGTTATGACTCGTTTGACATAACAGGTATGTGGGCAGGTATTTTAAAACCTAAAACATTTCACGAACCACACTCTCATTCAAATTGTATTTTAAGTGGAACTTTTTATCTTGAGTCTGATGAAAAAAGTCCAATTTGGTTTTGTGATCCAAGACGTGTTGGTCAGATTATGCCTGATATTAAAAAACAAAATGTTGATAACTCTACTGTATGGTATTACCCTTCTATAGAAAACAGATTAATTATTTTTCCATCTTGGTTGCAGCATTATGTTACTACAATAAATTCTAACAAAAATAGAACTTCAATTTCTTTTAATATAATGTTAAAAGGCACTGTAGGTTCTCACGCACAATTTAATTATATGTCTATATGAATGATATAAAGAAAACAAATTTTTTTGAATTAAGTATGTATGAAGGCAAGATTAAAATGCCTAAAGGATTTGAAATAAATTCAGATGTTTTAATTAGTAAACTTTTTCAAGAAAACTTATTAGACAACAAATTTAGATCTTCAAAAGAATTTGATAAATTAAATTCTTACATTATAGAATACATGTATATTCAATATCAATTACCTTTTCGATTCTTAAAAACATGGGGAGATTATTACAAGTCAAAAACAATAACTAGACCATTAAGACAATTTAATCCATCTTTTCCTGAAGAA